ACAACACCTGACAAGTCAAACTCTTTTACTGTAATGTTGGGAGACTCTGATGGTATAAATGCCATGGTCTTGTCCTTTATTAGTTAAACATATGATAAGATTTTCATAATACGATTAGATATCAATGTTTTATTTATACATACCACTATTTTCAATAATCATCGTTACCCCATGTTGCCCATTGCTGGTGCTTATCATTCTCTGCTTGTTCTATTCTGTTTATTTCATCGTCGCCGTTGTCAATAAAACCAAATGGCACGATATCATCTTCGATCTGTCTTACTTGATTCTCGAACATCATCTGCTTTAAATTAATATCTGTCATGTCTGCGAAGAACTGTGTGGATACAAAGTAACCAAACATCACTAGATTCATCATCAAGTCATCGTGATTACCATCAGATGCTTCATAAGATTGTCCTTGTGCTGTAAACGTGGACATCTCAAAGATAGTATTCTCATCGACGATTTCTAACTTGTTCTCTTCAAGAATATCTTTGATAGCAGAACAACCTAGTCGCTTCGACTTACGGGTTATTTCAACACCAATTCGATTTGCTTTAGTAGCAGATTCGACATGGACATTCTCATACTCTAAGTCGTGATACAGACCTTGACACACTACAGTGCCTTGATCGTTTGACTCGACTATAACATACGCTTCATTGTAGACTTTCGCATATTTATATATAATGTCAGGGAAGAGTAATGGAGAGATATTGTTGTTGCGATATACACATACCTGTTGAAAAGGTCTTGTAGTAATATCGATTAAAGTAAATGTAGAATAATCCTGTCCTCTTCCCTTACTTACATCACAAGTCATGATATATTCGTGACTTTTTACAGGTTCTTTATATACGAGGCAATCACCGCCTTCTAGTATCTGTATAGGATTAATTGCTCTCAAGTCTAATAGACAACCAGCATTAATCAGCGTATCACCTGTTCCGAAGAAGGTGTTACCAAATTCTTGATCGAACTGCAACTGCGAAGTGTTCGCGATAGTCTGTCGCTTCCACTCTTCGTCTCGTCCAGGTACATCCCACCAGTTTACAGTGAATGGTTTATATTCATTAACGCCCTGTGTTGCTCCCTGCCATATCTTGTGATATGTATTACCTATTCCGTTGGCAGTTGAGGTGATGATAACTTTTGTATCTTTACCCGCAGAGACAACTGGATACGTTGAAGTATAGAACTCAGAAGCGCGTTCAACGAAAGCAAACTCATCGAGAAACAACAGATTAACAGACATACCCCGAATAGAAGACCCACTAGTAGCAGCGGCAATAATTCGACTATTATTAGAAAATTCAATAGAACCTTTGTTGAGTGCTTTACAACCTGGTTGCAGAAAGAACGGTAGGTTTTCAAGAGCAAGTGTAATACGTTGTAGCATTTCACGAGAGGTTGCTCCTTTGTTCGCTAGAACAGCAATCGTTTTCTCTGGATGAAAGAGTGCATACCACAAAAGATATACAACAGATGATATAGATTTACCTGACTGTCTACAGGCAAGCACGATAGTGAATCTGTGTGAGTCGAAGTGGTCAAACATATTTTCTTGATAATCATATAGATTAAAGTTTACAAGACCTTCATCCAATGATATAATCTTAATGTAAGTACGAGCAAAGTAGGCAGGATCATTACTGCACTTCGCGTACTCCATGACTTCCCACTCAGTCCATTGCTGTAATACGCCGTCACGTTTTACATTAGGATTACCGAGATAGGATGTGCCGCTATTGAGATTCGTCTGGAACGACATCAATTACCTTTTGCTCTTCGGCATTCTTAATCAGCATTCGCTGTAAGTCTGTTGTACTGCCAATAAATACATTATTATTAGTAACAGTACTAGGCGCGTCTAAAGCGGGTTTAGTAGTTGCGGTGACTTCTTTGTACTTCTTATTCAAGTCCATCAACTTATCATTGACATCAGATATGTTTTTAATCATGCCAGAAAGAACTTCGAATGCCCGAGGATGTTCACTCTCACGAGCAACTTCAATCATCAACTCTAAAGACTCGCGTCCCTTGTCAATCAGATCGTTGTATGTGTCACGAGAGGTGTTGTAGTCCGCATCAATGTTATCATGTTCTGCCATATATTATCTCTTTCGCTCAGACATTTGTTGTGCCCAAGTCAATTCTTCGATGAGTCGATTATACCACGCTATGTCATATGTATCTGTATTCTTATCTCGCTCTTCAGCAAGTTGTTCAATACGGACATCAACATATCTTTGCTTGGCAATACTCAATTCTTCGTTTGCTTTATCCCAGAATTTCTTATCTATTTCAGTTATATCAAACTGGTCCAAATTCGCTTTCATGAACGACATCTCTACTTTCATATCCTTTTACCATCACCGGTACACCGGTACTACCATTAAACACAATACCCCAAACAAGAACATGAGTAGCATCAACACCTTCTGGTATCGGATAATCTAAATCATGCTCTGTACAATATGCTTCTATATCATTCCAATATCCATCGAAAAACATATCGTTCATGTTATCTATAGTGCCATCTTCGTTGTGTATTCTAGCATAGTATATATTTTTTAACTCACCTTCAGGTAAAGGAGGATAAGTAACAGTAGGTATTCTATTTCGGTGAACAATCTTCATTGACACAGTGTCATCATCAAGGTTAAACTTGTAACCGAACCAAGGCATCAAATCTACATACACGTTCAAATCTACATTGTATTTCGGCAGCGGTGGATTCGTGTGGCGGTATAGATTAATATTAGCAAAATCCGTTTCTGGATCAGTGAACATTCTCATATCATAGAAACTTATTGACGATGCCGCAGTATATGGGGGTCTATAAGGACCGTAACTCCCTATCACATTCATCCAACAAGTTTCAAGATCAAATACTGGAAAACGTGTTTCAACAATATCAATAAGTTCTTGACCTTCAGTTTCATGAATTAAATAATCTACTCTTTTTATTTGACCATTAACATACACGTTAGCGGCAGGGTTACCGGAACTAGGAATTAATGTTCTATAAGATTCCCACGATTCTTGTTTATGAAAATCATTCATAACGGTATACGACTCGGCGTAATTAATAGTGCCGTCATTATTTAAAACTGCTGTTGTTCTATAATGAGTCGAACCGTCTTCGTTATTCAGAAAACAGTACCATATGTTAAGGTCATACCAATCTTGCTGGTATATTAAATCATTTGCATCTATGTTATTCATAATGTATTACCTTGATTCTACTCTTCCGGATAAGAATAATTCTAATGTGCTGTTAGTATGTAGCGTAGTACCCGTACCTAATGTTCCGGTGTACTCTTTAATTACTGTCGTTACATACAAATTCGCAGTTTTTGTTGAGAGCGAAGAGACTTCACCATAAAAACTAAATCTTGTAAAACTATTAGTGTTCGAAGGTTGTTCCCCTAATTTAAACCATTGATTAGATGCATTAGTCCAGGTAATTCCAGCATATGAAGGACTATCAGAGTAATCCGTATGGATCCAACCAATCATTTGAGCACCCATGGTTCCAACAGAAGAACCCGGACTATATAAAGTCGTTCTAGCAGAATTAGTGTATACTCTGACCAGCATTTGATAGTCTTTACCAACATCAGGACCACGCGCTCCTGGAGGAGAAATATACGAGTCATTACTGGTAACGCCTTGGTAAAAAAACTCGCCATTATTGAGGAGTTGCATAGCAATGGCAGGGTAGGCATTTTCTCTGCCCCAACTATAATCCTGACCAGTATCAGTACCAGATATATAGGTCTCTGCAATCTGAACTACCATTGGAGTAGTATCTGCAATAGTAACAGTTGCGGCAGTAGCAAGTCCGACATTGGCGCTAAGATATTCATTATATGAAAGTAAATTATCAAAGACTCTCATAGAATATACGTCATCATCGAAATCAGAATTGGCAAGTGTGTCTAACTCGAAAGTACCCGCATTGCTTGATACTGCTACAGTACCATAGAGATCGGTTGCATCTGCCCAGTCCGCAGGGAAAGCAAACTTTATATGTTCACCTGTAACTGTTGCTCTAGTTGTCGGTTCTGACATAGTTATATA